CCGATCTGGCCCGTAGTCGAGGCTTTCCACGCCACGATTAACGATGAGGGCGCAGAGTTGGGCGACACCAAGATACCCCTTAACAAACTTATTCCAAAGCCTGAGCGTTTGGGTATCGCCGTGCCTATCACCCGCGAAGCCCTGTACGAGACCGATAACCTTGTGCAGTTGGTAGCCACGCAGTATATGCCGGTAGCCATTGCCGAACTGATGAACAAGATTATGTTTAGTCAGGTCAAGGTAAACGGTGCTACTGATTTGGTAGGCCCATTCATTCCCGCCAACATGAAGGCCGACAACAAAAAGACCTATACAGGTGACGCGCCCACCCTCAAACAGATTGTCGGTGCAAAGACCGCTATCTTAAAGTGGAACGTGAAGCCGGAGGGCCTTTGCTACGTTATGAGCGACGTAACTAAGGGCGAGTTGGAGGCTACCCCGAAGTGGCAGGGCGCAAACCAGGCTATCGTAGACGATAACGGTAAGATTTGCGGCGTACCCGTCTACACCACCAATGAAGTACCCGACGGCCAGATTTACGTCGGCGCGTTTAAGTACGCACCGCAGGGCCTGTTTGGTGACATGGTGTTTATCGTAGACCCCTACAGCAAGGCGCGTCAGAACGCTATCGATTGTGTGCTTAACGTGGACTACGCTATTAGCGTATTGCGTCAGGAGGCTTTTGCCGTTCTTTCCAAGATTGGCGTTTTCCTTGATAAGTCCGAAATCGAACTTACCGTAGGCGACACAATGGATTTGACCGCATCCGTATTCCCTGTTGATGGTGCTACCGTGACATGGGCAAGCAGCGCAGCCGCAAAGGCTACCGTTGCTAACGGTAAGGTTACAGCCGTTGCCGCCGGCACGTCTAACGTGACCGCATCGATTACATTTGACGGGCAGACCTACACCGCAACTTGCGTTGTAACCGTCAAGGCCGCAGCCTAACGGATTGTATAACTAATCAGAGTGCTTTAAGTTATGGCTAACGTAGTGAGTTTGGAACTATTTAAGCAGCACGTCAACGCGGACGATTTCACGGCAGACGATAAACTTTTGCAGCATTACTTAGATGCCGCAGAAAAGCACGTTATCCGTTATACCCACCGCACCCGTGAGGAATTGGACGAAATGGGCGGCGGGGCTTTCCCCGACGAACTGAAACAGGCCGTCTTACTCATTGGCGCACATTGGTATAACCAACGTGAGAGTGACGCACAGGTGCAGTTTCATAGTGTGCCAAACTCACTACAAGCCCTAATGAAACCCTTTAGAAAGTTGGTAAGATGATAGCCGGACGGATGAAGTACAAACTAACCCTGTTAGAGCCTACGACGGCCATTAACAGATTTGGCGAAGAGACCCCGACCTTTGCCGAAGTTAATACCGTACACGCGGAGCGCATCAAGCACAGCGGACAGCGCAGCGAGGAAGTAGGTGAGCATTTCCCCGACTACCGCGTTTCGTACAACGTCAGGAGCGCACACCCGGTTAAGGAGAATTGGCGCGTACAGGAGTTAGGCGGGTATCTCTATACCGTCGTAGCCATCGAACCCAACAAAGACAAAGGTTTTAAGACTTTGATTTGTGAGAGAGTGAACGAGTAACAACTAACCCCAATAAAAATTTCAAACTATGAAGTGTAAGATTTTGCTTTCAGCGTTGGCACTTATCTTTAGTGTCTCGCTTTGCGCGTTTGCCGGTGGAACGGTAGAGCAGCCGTCTACCTACGGCGACGTAGTAGTAACCGAAAAGGCCCAGCAGCCTATTTTCGACGTACCCGGTGAGTATATGATTACCACCTACGACGTAGTACAGGGCGTAGATTTCGTTATGCCTGTTAATCAGGTAACACTACGCACCGACTTTGTAGCCGATACGTACAACTTTACGTTATCAGGTTTTGCCGATGCTTGCAAAGATGTAATGACTTTCGCACAGGCGCACCAACGATTTAGACAGGCTAACACCTACTTATTTCCTGACAATCGAAGATGCTACCTACGACTATCCGACCAAGCCAAAAGTACCGATAATCAGATGTACGCGCCCAGCAAGTGGAAACGATGGGTTATGGCGCAGCGAAAGTAACAACGAATAAACCGCACAGCGTATGCAACCCAGCGAATACACAGGCAGCGAGTGGAAAGAGTTAGCCAAGGAACTAACGCCACGCCAACTACGTAACGCCCTGAAACGCTCATACCGCGCCGAGGCAAAAAAGGCGTTAGGCATAGCCCGGAGATACTTAGGTGCAAGTGGGCTGCAAGTTCAGGGAAACAAAAGCGATTGGGATAAGGGCATACGTAGCCACATCTACAGCCGAGGCGGCGGCTTTATGATTACCGTCAAGGCCCACCGGGCTAACCTGAAAGGGCAGGGCGAAAAGTCAATGCACCAGAACCGCAAAGGCTTTAAGAAGCCTATACTTATGTGGGCAGAAGAGGGTACAAAGGAACGTCAGCGAGGCGGTAAGAAAATACGTATAAAGCACGGTATCTATGGCACACACCGAAGCGGCAAAACGCAATATTGGACGGAAACCAAACGTAAGGATGGAATACCGACGGGCCAAATGGGTGCTTACGGATTTCTTGAAAGGGCGACACCCGAAATGTTCCAAACCGTAGAACACGACTTAGGTACGGAAGTAGGGGTAGCCGTAGAGAAAGTGGCTAAGAAATGCGGATTTGTTTAACGCTAAGAGTATTAAGTTATGGCAGTAAATAAGACATCGTTAAGCGTTGGCGAAATTATCTACGACGTTCTGACAAACGACGCGGAGGTTATGGCACGGGCAAATAAGGTTTTTCCCGTTGTCACAGACAAAGCCACGTTACCGTATGTAGCGTATCGCCGTTCACGCCTGGAGCATAACCCGGTCAAGGGTACGCAGGGAGCGGACACCGTGCAAATAGATGTACTTTGCTTTGCCGCCAAATACGGAGACGGGGTGCAGTTGGCCGAAGCCGTCAGACAGGCTTTAGACGGTAAGCAAGCCACAAAAGACACCCTGATTATGCGGAGTTGTACGATTGCCGGAGGCGAAGAATACTACGAAAACGATGCTTATATACAAGAATTAAATTTTATCATTAAAGTATAACGACTATGAGTGAATACGTAAACGGTAGTGATATGTTGCTGAATGTTGGCGGCAAGGCCGTAGGCCATTGCACCACGCACACCACTACGTACAACAGCGAGACCAAAGACCGCGCCGTTAAGCCCGAAGCAAACAAAAGCAAGTCGAGTGGCTTGTGGAAAGGCAAGGGCGTTACCGGCCTTAGTATCTCTATCAGCGCAGAGGGCTTGCGCGTTTATGAGGAAACCGAAAACGGCTTTGAGCAGGTGGCCCCGTTGTGGGGTAAGGGCCAGAGCGTCGAGGTACAGGCTTTCAAGCGTGAAAACGACGCATCCCCCTATCTGAAAGGTAAGTTTGTTATTGCCTCTATCGAGGAGGCGAACCCCGCTCAGGATGATGGTACTTACTCCATCAATCTGGAGAACGACGGCGAACCCGACATTTACCCCGGCAAGGAAGCCGCAAGTGGTGGCGGTGACTAACTCTAATCTCTACTGACTATGGCAAAAGTAGAAATTACTATCAATGGCGTAGCGTACCCCTGTAGACAAACTATGGGGGCTATGCTACGTTTCAAGCAGGAAACCGGCAAAGAGGTTACAGAGATTGACCCCGGAAGTTTCAGCGACCTTTGCACTTATCTTTGGTGTTGCGTGAAATCAGCATCTAAGGCAGACGGCAAAGATTTTGATTTGTCGCTAATGGACTTTGCCGACAGCGTAACGCCCGAAGATGCTACAGAGTGGGCCGAGGCCAACAAAGAGCAGTCAGGCGACAGCACTACAGAAAGCAGCGAGACACCCCGAAAAAAAAAGAAGAGGGCATAAATGATTACTTAGGCTTTGCGTTGGGTTGCATACACCTATCGTTTGACGATTTTTGCCGATGTACCCCAATGGAATTTGAGAGCATTTGCAAGGCGTACTACGACCAACGCGAAGCCGAATATCAAGACGGATGGGAGCGTACAAGGGCAATAATAGTCGCTACCCTACGGCCACACCTGAAAGGACGGCCAACAGCCCAAAAAGTCTATCCGCTACCGTGGGATAAGGCAAAGAAGAAACCGCAAAAGAGCGGGGCGAAGCCACTTACGGCAGAGGAAAGCAAAGCACGATTTGAAAGCCTATTGGCGCGAATGAAGAGTGCCAACGATGGCGAAACAAAATAATTATACAGCGTACAATGGCGAAAGACGTAAAATTTAATATCCGGCTAACGATTGATGGCAAAGAGCAAATCGTTACTGCATCTACAAACGTAAAGGAGTTTGCAGAGCAGTTGGCGATTGCGCAAACTCAATCTACGAAGTTGAGAGACGATTTGCTGAAAGTTACCCAAGTTACTACGTCTTTTCAAAATGCCATGTCGGGTTTGCAGCAGCTTACCGGGCTAATGCAGACCTATACCGCCGCCAATTCAGAACAAGCCGAAGTAGAAGCAAAATTGGCTAACAATATGCGTAACACGATGGGCGCAAGGGATGAAGATGTACAGAGTATCAAAGACCTTTGCGCCGCCCAGCAGCGGTTAGGCGTAATCGGTGACGAAGTGCAGATGGCGGGCGCACAGGAATTAGCCACCTACCTTGAAAAGAAATCAAGTTTGGAACAACTTATACCCGTAATGAACGATATGGTAGCACAGCAGTACGGTTTGAACGCTACGAGCGAGGCCGCGACTAATATTGCTACCATGTTGGGCAAGGTGATGGACGGGCAGGTAGGCGCACTTTCCCGATATGGCTACAAATTTGATGAAGCCCAAGCGGAAATATTGAAGTTTGGCACAGAGGAACAACGCGCCGCCGTATTAGCCGAAGTAGTGGAAAGTTCTGTAGGCGGTATGAATGAATCGTTAGCCAAGACGGATGCCGGTAAGGCAAAGCAAGCCGCAAACGACTTTGGCGACCTGAAAGAGCAAATAGGCGCAATTATAGCCCCGTTTGAATCAGCCATTATTAAGGCGGGCCAATTTTCTTTAGCCATTAACGCGATTAGTACAACCGTTGGAGGCATACGCGGTATATACGTAGCCGTTGTTTCGGCTACAGGTGCATTAAAGAATCTGACCGTAGTAACCTACGCGCAGACAGCAGCCGGAAAGGTAGCCGCCGCCGTGCAATTCCTTTGGGCAAAGCAGTTATATTATGGCCGTCAGGCGCAAATAGCATGGACGTTTAGCGCAAAGTTGGCCACCGTTCAGGCTATCGCAATGCGGGCCGCTATTTTGGGCCTTATGGCCGTTACAGGTGTTGGCCTTGCTTTTGTGGCGGTATCGTCTATTATTTCCCTGTTTGCAAGTAAAACGGACGATGCCACAAAATCCATGCAGGATGCCGAGGCAGAGGCGAAGCGTTTGCAGGAAGTCCAAAACGAGGAAGTACAGGCGGGCGCACAGGCAGCGGCCACGTTGGATTTGCAAAAAGAGAAACTTAAAAACCTGATAGATGCCAAAAAGACAGGCAAAGACGTAAGCAAGGAAGAAAAGAAAATCGTAGGCGAACTTAACGACGCTTACGGCGACACGATGGGCTACTTTGATAGCGTTTCAAAGTGGTACGATGCCCTGATAGCCAACAGCGAAGATTATTGCCGCCAAATGGTTATTGAGGCTAAGACCCGTCGCCTTGCTAATCAGATTGCCGAGAAAGAGGCTGAAACGCACAGCCTTATTTACGACGAAAGCGGTAAGAAGAAATTATATAGCACGGAACGCGAAATAGGTCAACGCCAAATTAAGCGTACCGGCAACGGTAACGCTATGAACGCTTTGCAGAATAGCGGTGTTAATAGCATAGAATATTTCGAGATACCGGGTACGAGTGAGTTAGATAAGGTAAACCAACAAATCCGCGATAATAGAGCCCAGGTTAAGGACTTGCAAAAGCAAATGCAAGATGCCGTAGCCGAAGCCGCGAAACTTGACTTTAGGGTTAAGGGTAGTGCAACCCGGCCCGCTACGACTACTACGACTACTACGACCAAAAACGGTAAGAATGGCAAGGAAGATAAGCAGCTTATCGAAAATGCCAAGACCTACAAGGATTTGGCAAATAATGTCGCTTACTATCAGCAAGAGTTAGAGAAATGCGACATTACCGACACCGAGCGGATAGTTACGTTAGCCAAGGCAAAGAAAGCCGCTGAAGATGCAGTAAAGGCGTTTAAGGATATGACCGACGCGGCCACGATGCCCGTTGAACTGAATACCTTAGACGATTACGATAAGAAGTTGAACGCCCTACGCAATGACCGTAAGACGGCAAGTAAAGAGCAGATAGCCCAAATCGACGCGGAGATAGAGCGTATAGAAGCCGCTAAACAAGCGTTGGAAGATGAAAGCGTAGCCGCCTTAAAGGATGAAGAAATACGTACCTACGACCAACTAAACAAGAAACTTGCATACTATAACCGCCTGTTAAAGTCAGGTGATGCAACGCAGCGTGAATTTGCCCAGCAAGGTATTAACCGCCTGAATAAGTTGCAAGAGGCATGGGATGAGGCTTTAGACGCTATGAGCCTACCCACAACCACTAACAACCTCAAAGACATAGACGCGGCTATTTCGTTCTATACGGCGCGTCAGCAAAAGGAAGATGCCGACCAGATACAAAAGACACAGGCCATTATCGACGGGCTGACAGCCAAGAAAAAGGCTTTGCAATTAGGTATCGAGTTACCCAATATGCAACGGGAAATAGCCGATGTAAACGCGCTAACCGGGCATGAGTACAAAGTTAGAATTAAGGGCTTTGGCTTTGATGAACTCACAAAGAAAATCCGGGAACTGCAAAAGGTTTTGAATGACACCCAAAACCCCGTAACTGACAGTCAGCGCAAGGATATAGAGGCTATGATTGCCACTTATGAGCAATGGCGTAAGCAGTCTATTTCGGCTTTCGGCACGTTCAAAGATGGTTGGAACGGGATAAAGGGTATTGGTAGCGGTATCGAGAGCATAACCAACGCCTTAGAGGGTAACGGTAACGCCTGGCAGACTATTACGGCTTTCGTAGATGGGTTTATTTCCATCGTAGAGGGCATAAATACGGTGATTGGTATAATTGACCTATTAACGGTTGCAACGACCGCCCACACCGTCGCAAAAGGCGCAGAGAGCGCAGCAACGGTTACGGCTACCACGGCGCAGGGCGTAGAGGCAGCGACACAGGAAGCCGCAGCAGCCGCAGCAATCCCGGTAATCATAGCCAATAAAGCGGCCACGGCAAGTTACATGGAGTTGGCAAGCGCAATGTTTTTTGCAGCCCACGCCGCTATACCGTTTGCGGGCTTTGGTATCGCGTCAGGCTTTATTGCCGCAGCCGTCGCAATGGTACAGGCTATTGGCCTGATGCCGTTTGCAGACGGTGGTGTAGTAAGTGGCCCCACGATGGCACTTATTGGCGAGTACGCCGGGGCAAGCAATAACCCCGAAGTAGTGGCCCCGTTGGATAAGTTACGCGATATGATAGAACCGCAGGGCGCATTTGCCGGAAAAGTCCGCTTTGAGATAGAGGGCCGGAAGTTGGTGGGCATTATCGAAAAGGAGTACAACCACACTAAGAGAAGTTAAGCGTATGAGCAAGCAATTACGATATACAGGTGAGTTTCTTAGCCGCGCCGGGGTAACATGGCGGGTTGAGATTTTGCAGGAGGCGAGCGCACCGTTTAGCAGCGTTGGCCAACTGACCTTTGAGGCCGAAGAGGCTTTAGTAATTGATTGGAAGCATACCGACAAAGAGGCTGTTATTTGTGGTAGTGAAGCCACGTTGAAGTTAGAAAGCCCCGGCGATAGAACCTACGAAGATTTATACACAATCGAGGTAGGCCGTATTCGCATGGACGTTTACCGCGAAAACGCCCTGTATTGGAGCGGAGCGTTAGACCCGGAGTTTTACGAAGAGCCTTACGAGGCTTATAACCACTACGTCGTAACTTTGACGTTTAGCGACTTTGGTATATTAGACCGCCTGAAATATAACTTATCGGGTATGCAGACGTTACAGGCTATCTTACTTGATGCCCTGACACGCAGCACCATTAACTACGGTGGCTTAGATGCTGATACCTATTGCACAACCTATTTTCCAAATGGCGGCAAGGCTAACCCCGCAGCGTTGGCCGTGCGTAGCGAAAATTTCTACGATGAAGATGCAGAACCAAGCACCCTAAAAGAAGTCGTAGAGGGCATTTTGCAGCCGTTGGCGTTGAAGATGATACAGCGTAACGGCCAAGTCTATGTATTCGACTTAAACGGCTTGCACACGGCAGCACGACGGGCTATAACATGGGATGGCGACAGCCAGACGATGGGAGTAGACAAAGTGGCTAATAACGTGAAAGTGAACTTTTCGCCCTATTCGTCGGCAGAGTTGCTTAACGGCGATTTAGAGTACGGCGGTGAATATTCCGTAGAAATGGTGAACTTAGTAGCCGACCCCGGAAAATCCTACTACTCTTACTATCCTGACTATTCCGAGGAACACAGGCAGGGCGGTAATTGGGATTACAACCTAATTAACTTTACTATCTTTATCAGTAGTCAGGGCAAGGGTTTAGCCTACCTGAATCCGTCAGCCCGATATTGCCATATACTGCCATTGGTAGGAGGGCCAAGCGAGACAACGGGTATAGCATGGGCGTTTCATTCGGGAGGCCACGGCGGGTTAGATACAGGTTGGCCAAAGCGCATACTTAACACCGTTACGATGGAGCGAAGCACCGTAGTAATGAAAACGCACCGGGTGTTTTTGCCCGCCTTATCGTCAGAGGGCCAAAAGTCGTATTATGTACGTCTTAGCCTTGAAATGCTCTTAGATGCCCGCTACAATCCTTTTACAGAGGGGAACGATGGCAACGAGGGCGGCAACTACGAGGGCGTAAAGACCCAAACGGGCTACGCTTTTGTACCCGTAGCCGTTAATATCTACGATAGCGCAGGCAACGCGGTTTGTCACTACGACAACAGCAGTATAGCCAAGGGCGGTACGAAAGGCCATTTGGCATACTGCAAAGGCAGTTGGGTATCAGGCGAGGGCGGTTTTGGTAGTGCTTATCTGGAATACTACGACCCTAACGACCTTTGGGAAAGTGCCGGTATTTGCGGGTGGAAGAAAAACCGCCAATGTATAGGCCGACCGGGAAGAGGCAACGTAGACGTAGTGTTGTACGATAGTTTTAAGCAGACGGCCGACGGCCAATATATGCCATATCCGACACAGGGCGGCTATTTGGAAGTTACCGTATTTGCCGGGGTACAATGTTTCGATATGGACGAAGGGGTAAGTATTCTTTCCGTACAATCCCCGTGGGAAAGCCCGTACTATTGGGGGCCTAATAAGAATAATTGGTACAACAAAGTACGTTGGTTGCTTTACAAGGCCCCTAAAGTGGAGTTGGTAAAAAACAACTTGATATTTGATGCAGCCGAGTTAGACGATGTGGAATATAGCGGCTATATTAACAAATTCGCCAAAGAGGAAATAAGCATAGACACGGTTTGCGGTACGGCTAACACTACGTGCCCGACTGCAAAGGGTATCTATTGCAGGGCTACGGATAGTCTGCAAATCCAAACGCTCAAAAGGGCAGGCGTTACCGACCACCCCGAAAAGTTACTTATCGGTACGCTTTACAGCCAGTTTGCAGCCCGTAAGACCACGCTTTCAGGCGAAGCCAAGATAGACACGGGCGGGCTTTGCATATACACAGAGAGAAACCAAGCGGGCAAAGTCTTTATGATGTCGGGCGAAACGCAAGACGTGATAACAGATACAACCGACGCGCAATATACAGAGTTTAACGCCGACGAATACGAGGCAATAGAAGAAGTAAATTAGCAGGGTATGGATAAGAAATATACGTCAGTAACTACCAACCGAACACCGCGCCCGCGTAGCAAGCGACTACGTGAGCACGGTATTGGCAGCACTAACAGCACGGTAGTATTAAATGCGGAAGCGGGAAGCAGCACCCCGTCAGGCGACGGCCATACCCACAGCAATAAGTCAGCGTTAGACCAGATAACAACCGACAGCAACGGTTACGAATATCTTACCTATCTGAAAGAGGTTAAGACAACTGACCCGGAAACCGGCGAAGAGGTTACAGCCTACGAGCGCGTAACGGAAAAGGTAAAAGCGGGCTACGCAGATTTGGCCTACGACTTAGCAGAGAACAGCCCGGCGGCAAAGCGTTTTCTTAGCCGAATTGCCGATGATATTGCCGAGGGTAAGATTACTTTCCAACAGGGCTTAACAGCCATTGGCATTGCCATATTTAAGGGCGAGGCCCATTTTGGTACGTTTGTTAAATCCCTGTACGCGGGTAGTGGTGCAGGAATCGACCCGCAGGGCAACGCGGAGTTTGAAAGCGTCAGGGTACGCAGTTACTTTGAGGCGGTAGAACTGATTATTAACCGCCTGTCAGCCATTGAGGGCGACCAACTACTTACAGAGGCCGACACGATAGACAGCATAGACGATTTGGGTAATAATTGCTACGGCTTGCACCTACATTCAAAGTGGGAGGGTTATTTTACCGCCCAAGCCGTCGGCAACGTCTTAAAGGGAATCGTAAACAATTTGGGCGCAGTCGCTTTAGGCTATGCCAACCCCGGTACTAACGCGGCCCTCTATACAAGTTGGATGAGGGTAAACAGCGTAAACCCGGCTAACAACTATATCGAAGTTACCCTGTACCCCGACGAAGATACACCCGCCGGGCAGAATTTCCCGCCGTGCGAACTGATGAAAATTGCCCGTTGGGGTAATCAGACAGACACAAAGCGGCAAAGTTGCATCTATCTATCAAGTACAGAGGGCCGGATAGTCAAACTTACGGGCGTTACAAAGCCGATTATCGACGCTACCAATTACGGCGCAACCTTTGGCAGCTTACCCGACTTTGTTAAGGAAATGGTAGACGATGAGGGCAACCCGTTACCTATTCGTGAGGGATTGGACTATATGTATATCCCCGGCATTGTCACGATGGATATTATACGCCTCAACAAATGGACGGGTAAGCCTGTATGCGAGTATGTAGACCGGGGCCAATGGGTAGAGGGCGAAAACTACTACTTTGAGGCTCTTAACCCCGATACGGAGATTTACGAAATATCCGACGTTTGGTATTACGGTTGCAAGTGGCGTTGCTGCAAAAATCTGACTAAGACCGCCCCGGCATGGAATAATACCGATTGGGCCATGATTGAGGGCAACCCCGCTTTCACGGTAGAGTTTAACGATACTGACATACTTTTCGACCCTGACCGTTTCGACCTGACTTTGCGCATAATTGCCAAAATCTACAATTTGGACGTAACAGACGATATTTTGCCCGCCGATGTGGTTTGGACGCGGTATAGTGAAGATGCTAACGGCGTTGAAAGAGTGGCGAGCGATAACGCATGGGCTATCAGGCGAGGCGGGGCCGGTAAGTCGATACACCTTACCCGCGACGATATAGACTTTAACGGCTATGTGCCTAAAGTGGTACGTTTCACGGCAACGGTAACGCTACGCGACGGCATGGGAGAGGCCGCAGCACAGGACAAAGCAGTATTTGAGTATTAACGACATAAAACAAAGGCAATATGAAAGTAAAGAGATTTGATTTTAACTTTAAGCCCTTGCAGTTGCATATCAGTTTGGCGGCTGATGGCAGCGTACCCGACAGGCAAAACTATGATGCCGATACGGACACTTACACCCCGGACTATACGCTTACGCCCCTGATTATCCAACCCGCTATTAGCCGCATGGATAAAGACGAAGTGCTACAGGCCGGGCGGGTGAATCATCTTTTGGCTAATATTAAATGGTACGAGATTATAGCCGGTACACGTACTTTGATTGAGGCCGCTAACACTAACTACGAGGTAGTAACGAGTGGCGAGAACGCCGGACGTATTAAAGTGAAGAAAAACGCCCAGCCTCAACTACCTATTACGTTGGAGTTTAACGCGGACTATACCGACACGCGCACAAATCAGATTAGCAGCATTAAGCAAACCTATCTGATACCGTGCGACAACTCTACTACCTTTTTGCCGCTGTTAGTTTTGGACGCAGCCGACCAAACTATTTACGACCCGTTGGCCGACCTTGCTACGCAGACGGTACACGCGAGTTTAAGGTTAGGTGAAAACGAGTGCGAAACCGCCAAACGTGCGTTTGTGTGGGAAAAGTTCAGAGAAGATAACACATGGACGGTGGTAGGAACTGACACCACGTTAGACTATGATGTTATCGTAGCCGAGGACGGCGCAAGCGTCACGGTAGACCGTAGCCTTATGGGTAATGAGTTGTATTTACGTTGCAGGGCTAAGTACGACCCAAACGGCAACCCCGGAGGCGTAACGCTGACAGATGCAAGCCCGGCAAAGATTATTTCCTTTGTGCGTAGAATCCCGAAATTTGAGTTTGATATTTTGGGCGTACCTACGAACATACCCGCCGGGCTTTTGGCCATTGCGCCGGAGGCCGCTATTTGGAACACCAAAGGCCCTATAGCAAATCCCGAAAGAGAACTTTTGCCCCTTTGGTACGTAGCACCGAACAAGGCAAGCGGCAGTTTGTCTTACTCACAGATAGGCCACGGCGTTACGCCTACGCTACCAACCAAAGCCATGACCGATTTATTAGGCGGCGTTTACGGATTGGACGTAAAAGATTGCGGCCCCACTTGTGCATGGGAAGATAGCGACGGCAAGGTATTTGAGGACAGCGATGGCGCAGTATTATTGATTAAGTAACTATTTCGACAATATTAAAACTTTCTGATTATGGCACGTTACATTAAAGCAAATCCCAAAGTCGCTAAGTTCCTGAATCTGGAGAGCGACAGAAACACCGTCAAAGACGGCAACTATTTACTTTGGCAAGCCGATATGCTGGCCTTTGGCCCTCTTACGCAGTTGGACGATACCTTGCAGCAGATTGGCGGCATTGCGCTTTTGCCGCATGAGGCCCGCGAAGAGCAGGACGGCACGGTTACGCGACCTTTGCCCCAGGCAACCGACCCGCGTTTTATCGTAGAGCCGGTAGAGCCTGAAACAGAAGTACCCGGAGAAAATGAGCCGACAGGCAGCGAGGCCAACGCCGGGGAATCCGAGACAGACGGCCAACAGGCCGAGGGCGACACGCCCGAAACGCCTACCGACGCAAACAGCGAGGCCCCCGCAGAGGAAACCGCGCAGTCTAACGACGAGGTGGAGAGCATCGACAGCGGCGACGTTGGCAGCGTAGATGAAGTGTTGAACGCAAACGATAAGGAGGAATAAACCATGAGCGTAGCA